TCGTCAAACGCTGGCAGGACTTTACTGGCAAAATAGCAACACACGCAGAAACTGGACAACCTTTCGCGGAGGTTACAAATGGCAACTAAAACTGAAAAACCACCACTAAAAAAGCCCGGCCCCAATGGCGGGGCTCGTCCAGGTGCTGGAAGGCCAGCATTTGAACCAACTGATGCTGAGCGTAAACAAGTCGAAGCACTCAGTGGCTACGGCCTGCCAATCGAGCAGATCGCAGTGCTGGTGCGCGAGGGAATCAACACAGATACCCTGCGCAAACACTTTGCAACCGAGCTGGTGTCCGGCAAAGCCAAGGCCAATGGCCAAGTGGGCAAGACGCTATTTCAAAAGGCAATGGGCGGCGATACCAGCGCAATGATCTGGTGGAGTAAGACGCAGATGCGATGGGCCGAGACCCAGAAGCATGAGTTGACTGGCGCTGATGGTGCGCCGATTGAAATCAAGAAAATTGAGCGCGTGATCGTGGATCAATTTGGGCAAAGCAAAAAGGATTGATATATAGTTCACGTATCCTTTCAACGAGCCCAACGTTGAGCCGGCCTCCCCCGGCAGGGTAAAGCGCTACGGTGGCAGCGCATTGGGCAGGCCACCACTAACACGCATGGGCAGCGTCTAGACGTTCCGCGGCGTCGACCAAAAAGAAATCCCGATGCCCAGCCGTGTTGGTTTGAGTCAAAAAGAAAGCAAGCCGAACATTCCTAAAATTTATGGGGATGAAGACTCGGTGTTGTTTGGTTTGCTTTCTTGTTGGTGGCAAACGACAGTCCCGGTGAAAATGAGACGTCAGAAGTACCCGATAAGCGCGTTGGATTCGCGCCTGCCAACACCTATAGAAACCCCATAGAATCCCATGGCAACCCGCCACGCCTCTCTTTGAAGCGCACCCCGGCGGGTTTTTTATTGCCTCGTGAAAAATTGTTGCACGTTGTGCTTGACGGCATGAACGGTGAGCATAAAATAAGTCAATGAAACCAGCAAACCCAACCCCACAACAAGTGCGCGAGGCTCGCTCAAATGCGGGCCTCACCGCAGCAAAAGCGGCTGCGCTTGTGTATCGCACGCAACGCAACTGGTTTCAGTGGGAGCGGGGCGAGCGCAAGATGTGCCCCGCGTTGTTTGAACTGTTTTGCATCAAAACGAAACGATGACATGGCTAATCAGCAACGCACTGATGCAGGATTACGAGAACTCGCCCTCTTCGCCGGGGCTGGTGGAGGAATACTCGGCGGCAAGCTGCTTGGATGGAGAACCGTCTGCGCCGTTGAGTGGGAACCTTATCCCGCAAGCGTTTTGTGCGCCCGACAAAATGACGGCATTCTCCCGCCTTTCCCGATTTGGGATGACGTTCAAACCTTTGACGGAAAGCCGTGGCAAGGCATTGTTGACGTTGTATCTGGCGGGTTTCCCTGCCAGGACATCAGTTCTGCGGGGGGGGGGGCAGGCATTACTGGAAGCAGAAGTTCCATGTGGAAACACATGGCAAGGATTATTGGGGAGGTACGACCCGAGTACGCATTCATTGAAAACAGCCCAATGCTCACTATTCGAGGACTTGAAACCGTCCTCTGTGACCTTGCCGCGTTGGGGTTCGATGCAAGATGGGGAGTTGTATCAGCGGCAGACGTTGGTGCGCCCCACCTCAGAGAACGAATCTGGATCAGAGCCGAACAACGAAACTTTCTTCCACACGCCAACGACAGGGGGCTTGGACGGGGGAAGCAACAGTCGGAAAGCACTCAAGAAACGCATGGAAAATTGGCCGACACCAGTGGCGAGCATGCACAAGGGAAGTTCGCCGGCTGCCCTGACGCGCAAGAGTGGAGCATCCAGGGAGAACGACCGCCTAGACCACGCAGTAATGGCAGCAGACGCGGGCCAACTAAATCCAGATTGGGTGGAATGGATGATGAATTGGCCGATAGGTTGGACATCATTGGAGCCATTGAGTCATAAGCAATTCAAATACTGGCAGGAAAGCAGCGCAGCGCACTTACACAGCAACGGTATGCGCGAAATGTGGTTCGACATCGACCCTGCAACGGCACCACAAGGACAGGAACCCGACGAACAACGACCCGGCGAATGTGGAGGTGCTTTGTCAGACCTGCCACAAGGCGGATCACATGACGGATGGGACATGGGGCAAGGGCAAGGTGGAACCGGCTATCTGCAAAGTTTGCAGTTCGGAATACCAGCCGACACGATCAAGGCGTGCGACGGTCTGCGGCCCGGAATGCCTGAAGGAATGGGGGCGAATCTGCGCAAATCGCCGTTGGGGTTCGTCCCAAGAACCGGCGCTGGAATCATGAGCCGTAGCGACCGGCTGCGAGCCATTGGCAACGGACAAGTTCCAATCGTGGCAGCAACAGCATGGGAAATTTTGAAAGGAGAGTTTGATGGATAACCCCGCACTCGATCTTGTTGTTCTCAAGCAAGTTTGCAAGGAATTGCAACGCGAGCTTGCCTTTGCAACGCCTGACGTCGAGGCGGTGGTGAGGTTGGCTGACGAAGCGCGGTATCTGGCCGACTGCATTGCAACGTGGGCGAGGCCGCAATGACCGACCGCAAGCTGCTGGAACTGGCTGCGGCTGAGATCGGGGGCCATAAATGAACGCGAACATACATGCCGAAAGCGATTTTATCGTCGGCGTATATCCGCGGGTTGATGCCTGCGCGATTGGCGTTGTAATTTCGTTTGAAGGATCAGGCGGGGGGAAGCCTGCGCACATAAATGTCGAATTGACAAATTACGCTGCAATACAGCTGGCTCAAAAGCTCGTTGCAGCAGCGGAGCAACACGCAAAAGACACAAACAAAAGCGTCGAATACTTTCGCAGACAGATGAACAGAAAAAAGACATGAACGGCGATGAAATAGCCAAACGGTAAATGAGCGAATGACCACACTCAAGATTGACACGCCACGATGGGCGTTGCCCCTGCTTAAGCCGTCGCGCTACAAGGGTGCACACGGTGGACGGGGCAGCGGCAAGAGCCATTGCTTCGCGGAGATGATGATTGAGGCCCATATCATCGACCCGAAAAGTCGCAGTGTGTGCGTGCGCGAAGTACAGAAGTCATTGAGCCAATCAGTGAAGCGCTTGCTAGAAATGAAAATTGAGCAGATGAACGCGGGCGCTTACTTCGAGGTGCAAGAGTCCGTCATTAAAAACAAAAAGGGTGACGGCCTGATTATCTTCCAGGGGATGCAGAATCACACTGCTGATTCGATCAAGTCGCTTGAAGGCTACGACCGCGCATGGGTCGAAGAAGCCCAAAGTTTGAGCCAGAAGTCGCTTGACTTGCTACGCCCGACGATCCGCAAGCCGGAGTCGGAGCTTTGGTTCACATGGAACCCGCGGCAGGCCAGTGACCCGGTGGATCATTTATTGCGAGGGCCAAACCCACCGCCCGACGGTGTTGTGCTGCCCGTCAATTACGAGGACAACCCTTGGTTTCCAAACGTCCTGCGCGACGAGATGGAGTACGACAAGCGCCGCGACCCGGACAAGTTTCATCATGTCTGGCGCGGTGGCTATCTGTCAAACAGCGAGGCAAGTGTGTTTCGTAATTGGCGCGTGGAAGAATTCGAAGCGCCGGCAGATGCGATTCACCGCTTGGGCGCTGACTGGGGCTTTGCCGTGGATCCGACCACTCTGGTTCGTTGCCACATCATCGGCCGCACCCTGTACATTGACTTTGAAGCCTACCGTGTTGGCTGCGAGATCATGGACACGCCCGACCTGTTTATGACTGTGCCAGAGTCGGAAAAGTGGCCGATCGTGGCCGATTCTGCACGACCTGAGACTATTTCGTTCATGCAGAAGCATGGCTTTCCAAAGATCATGACAGCAGTCAAAGGCCCGAAATCGGTAGAGGAAGGCGTTGAGTGGCTAAAGTCTTACGACGTTGTTGTTCATCCTCGATGCGTGCATACGATTGATGAACTGACGCTGTATTCATACAAGACAGACCCACTCACCGGCAAGATATTGCCGATCCTTGAGGACAAAAAGAATCACGTTATTGATGCGCTAAGGTATGCCTGCGAAGGCATTCGCAGAGCAGCGCATAAAAAGCCGGTTACATTTACTGCCTTGCCAACGATCAGCCGGTGGTGAATAATGTAGAAAATCAGAGGGTTTATCTACATGGCGCGAATGTCAAACGAGCAGAAACTGGCACAGATTCACCAGGAGGCCATGCGCCAGTTTGACAATATCCAATCTGCATTGCGTGATGAACGCCTTCAATGCCTTCAAGACCGCCGGTTTTATTCTATTTCCGGGGCGCAGTGGGAAGGGCCGCTGGGCGAGCAGTTCGAGAATAAGCCCAAATTCGAGGTCAATAAAATCCACCTCGCGGTGATTCGTATCATTAACGAATACCGAAACAACCGCATTACGGTAGATTTTGTAAGCAAGGAAGGCCAGGGATACGACAAGTTGGCAGACCTTTGCGACGGGCTTTACCGCGCCGACGAACAGGATTCCGGCGCTGAAGAAGCCTTCGACAATGCCTTTGAGGAAGCCGTGGGCGGCGGTTTCGGGGCTGTTCGCCTTCGCACTGCCTATGAGGACGAAGAGGACGACGAAAACGAAAAACAGCGAATCCGCATTGAGCCGATTTACGATGCCGATTCCAGCGTGTTTTTTGATCTGGACGCCAAGCGCCAGGATAAGGCAGACGCTAAGTTTGCCTTTGTGATTACCTCAATGACGCGTGATGCGTATCAGGCCGAGTGGAGCGATGACCCGTCCAGCTGGCCGAAAGAAATTCATCAATATGAATTTGACTGGCTAACGCCGGACGTTGTGTTCGTTGCGGAGTATTACCGCATTGAAGAAGTCAAAGAAACCGTTCGAATCTTCGAAACCATTGATGGCGAAGAAGAGCGGTATTCTCAA